ATTCTTCTCATTACTTTTTGCTAAATCAGATTGTTCGTAGTCTCCTGAGAAAATAATCTTAGTATTCTGACCCACTCTTGTTATTATACTATCTAATTCATGAAAATTCAAGTTACTAAATTCATCCACTATAACAATACAATTATCTAATGTAGTACCACGTAGGAATGATGTAGACCAAAAAGAAATAGTCTCTTGGTTTCTGAGGTTAGCATAGAGTGATTCAAATGCATTATCATCAGGCATTTCAAACATAAACTTCACCATATTTTTATATGGTATCTGATATAAGTTTGACTTATCCTCATGGTCACCTGGGAGGAAACCTATCTCTCTCGTAGGCACAAGAGACCTGACCATATAAACTTTTTCATATGGTGAGGAAGGTTCTAATACCTGTTGGATTGCTAGGTATAAACTAATAAAAGTTTTACCTGTACCTGCTGCACCATGTAAGACTAGGTTTTGTCCTTTATCATATGCATCAAAGACTAACTCCTGATTAGGTGTTAGTGGCTCAATTACTTTAAGGTGCTCAAGGTTAATTGGTTTTCTTCTCTTCATCTGCTTAACAGAATATTGGGAGAATGCTCCGTTACCGTTACCGTTTTTCTTTTTAGCGGGCATAATTTAGGTATAGCGACTCAAGTTCGCTCGTGGATGGTCTGATTGAATCTTCTGCATTACTTCTTTGAATCCATCAGATTGTTTAGGGTCACCGTAGGCAACACCACCAGTCCCTGCAGACCAGTCCTTGTCCCAATCAGGATTCGCTTTCCTCCACTCGTCATACTTTTTCATAGACAGGTTGAGCTCTTGTTTCTCTCCTGTCTTAGTATTTATTACGGGATATGTAGGCATTTCTAAATTCCTCTACTGTGTTTGCCATTTGTCGGTAACCTGTACCAACATAGATTTGTCCTGCTACTACAGATGTTGTAGCAATACCCCAGAAAATATAATACCATCTAGATTTAATTTGGTATCTTTTCTTGAGCAGTTTTGCTGAATTAGTCATCGTGGTCGTCCCATGGATCAGTTAACCCTTTGTTTGCAAAGAATCCTTTATACAATCCATACCCTGCTAACAGTATTGTGATTACTGCTATTGATATTGGGAATGTAATGTCTGGGTCTAAGTTAAGGGGTGTTATCATAATATTTTTAGACAGGGTTGTAAGTCATTCCAGTATTCATCGTTATCATCACAGTTACAATCTCCTTTCTCAGCACACCATCCCATTGCCTTAGCAACGATTGGAAACTGACAGATAAGATGCTCTCTGCATAGGTTAGCGATGTCCATGTGTTCTTTCTGCGTGCCATTTGCTGACCGCAATTCGATGTAGTGTATCCAACTACGGACACTACCACTCATGTAAATTCTGGTTGGAGTTGCTAAAGGCAAGACCATTCTAGCACACTCTTTAGCAATTCCTTCGTCTAACATTTCAGTGTAGATATGTTGTGCTTGAAAGAAGTGCTCTTCTATTTTAGCATCAAACTTTGCTTTTACAATAGGGTCAATATCATCGATACTATTCTGCCTATTTTTAGTATCTTGACGACGCAAATCGGGGACAGGAATGTCACCTAACATCCCTGCGTCAGCATAGCGTTGAGAAAATTCTTGGAATGTAAAACTTCTGTGTCTCAATACCTGTGCTGCGATAGCACGTGTGGTATTAATCTCAAGTGTCATGAATGCCTGCTCAAATACAGACCAGTGGTTGTGTTTGATGCAGTAACTTAAGAGTCCTTCTACAGATGGGTTGTCTTGATTCTTTGGGTTACTTACACGAGCAACGTAACCCATAGTTTTCTCTGCGTCAGGTGTCACAGAAACTAAACATACTTTAGTCATGCTTAAATAAAATTCTTGCGATTACATAAAGTCCAACTGCACCAAGATAAGTTATGGTTGCAATTCCGAAGGTTGGTAGTGTCATATTCCACACTAACATTAAAACAAATGGTCTAACAGTAAGGTCTGCAATAGCTTTAACTGCTTGCTCTCCTACTTTTTGATTGCGAAGTTTTTCCTCTTCCTCTTCAGTAAGTTTCTTCTTATCTTCTTCCTGTTGTTGTGCCTTCTTACGAGGGTCAAAGAATACGTAATCGTTTGCCATTATTTTTTGCCTTTTTTGGCTTTCTTCTCTTTGGGGTCTTGCCATATTTTTGGGTTAATCTTTCCTGCTGTCTGTGAAATCTTCTTCAATCCCTTTCCATACTTATCATAGTAAGCATCGAATATCTCAGATTGTTTGATACACATGACTATATCATACTTGGTATGACCATCAGGTGCAACATACTCTACAAGGTATGCAGTATAAGGTAACTTAGGGTCTTGTGCTGCCTCTATAAGACAATCAGTAGCGAGTGTCTTCACTATTTCCTGCCTCTATTACCCCATTTGATTGATGGAAATGCTTCTTCCACAACCGCTTTGGTAATACGAAACTTCTTATGAAGACTTTTATTTATTGCTGAGATAACAACTTGTGCCTCGTCAGCATGTAGTCCTTCTAGTAGTGCAATAAACATAGACTCAATCTTTAGGGCAGGCAGATTGTCTGCTCCACCTTTAAAGTAATAGTATAGTTTACTGCCTTCCTTTTCGAGAAGAGTATGCTCTGTGCCCTTAGGTGCTTCGTTAGGTGTATAAGGGACATCACCTGGGGGAATTCTAGACACCAAACTCTCATCATAATTCATTATGAATATTGACCTTAGAGTCTGTGTGTTATTATCCTGCAGGATTTTTATCTTCTGTGCTTTTGTTTTAGCATTGTGTGCTTTACGAAGCACTTCAGAAATCATTAATTTCATAGTGAAAATCTAACTAAGATTCTTCATCATCTTCTATTGTAGCATCTTCATCCGTAAAGCGCAAGTATAATAACTCAGATGGGTCTGCGTATCCATCTTCTCCTTGCATCTCAGGGTGAATAGTAACAGCAGCATAGTCTGCTTTCTCTTCCCATGTATCAAAAATCCCCTTAAGATTCCAAGATATGATGGCTCCTAAGAGGAATGCTCCGACGGTTAGGAAGAATGCCATGTAAATGAACTGTAATTCTTGCATGGGCTACTCCGTGATGTACTTTTATTTAGTAACCTTTTTCCTCCCAGGTTTCCGCTCGGCATGATACTTCCAAGCGTCCTCTAGGATGGTGTAAAGATAAGCTTTTATCTTTCTTGCCTTTGGTTTAGGGATGTGTCCATAGGACTCCTTAAGTTGAGAGTCACCACCTTTAATATAACCTTCCAACTCTAGCACAGCGTTACTAAGTTCTGCTGCTACAGAGGATTCAATGAAGTCATTGACTTCTCTTCGTGTCCATTTTTGTGCTTTTAAATACGGATACATCTTGAATAAAAATCTCCCATTGAGCATCGCTTCATCTATTGCTCGGTCAACAAGAGTATACAATTCTTCGGTATTCTTTTGCATTATAGGTAGGTGTTTTCTCGTAGGTATTTTACAGTTTCAGTGCAACCACCCATCTTATGTCCAGAGATTATTACTTGGGGGAAGGTTGCTCCGTTACCAAACTCACTATAAAACTGCTCTCTGGTGAAGTTTGAGTTGAGCTTATACTCAGCATACACCCAACCCTTTGATTTGTAAACCTCTTTAATTTTTGTGCAGTAAGGACAACCGTCTCTTGTATAGATTGCTGTATTCCCAGGTCGTTTCATTTTAAAATAGAAAAAGAAAAGGAGGGTATAATACCCTCCGATGTATTACAACTTTATATAGTTTAGAAAGTGTACTTAAGTCCTGCCTTTCCAGACCAGTCTACGTCATCGACGTTAGTTGCTGCTGATAACTCACCATAAGCACTTACAGATTCTGTAAGTGTCTTACCACCACCGATGTAACCGATAAGTTCAGTGTCACCAAACTCGTCAGCAGTTTCTGTGTGAGTCACTGTAGGACCACCAGATACATACCAATCAATTCCATTAGGTGTTGTGCCTTCGTATCCAAGTTGGAATTCCCATGTGCCCGATGAGTATGCTCCGTCTGGATATGAACCACTTGCTTCTACATTAACATAAGGACCAGCAAAAGCGGCTCCAGAGAATAGAAGAGGTGTTGCTGCTAGGGCAGCGATTGTTGATTTAATCATTGTTGTTTTTAGTTTGTCTCGCAAGCATTAAAAAACCTGCGGATGTGAGAGTGCCCCGACATGGGTCTCATTTATCTACGCAGGGGCACGATCTTTCGATCCCTTTGTAATAGTATATAGATTAACACAATATTAAAAATGTGTCAACTGTTACTCTTCGATGTCGAAGAACCAATTAATAGCACGAATGTAATCGAAGGTATCCCCTATGTCTTTGTCACAATCGAGATTATATTTCCTATCGCACAAATACTTGCGTAATTCATACACAGATTCAGCACGAAATTGTCTCACATTGTTTTCATCATAGAGGATGTACTTCATTCCATTTCTTTTTTGCTATCTTTACTTATTATATCACGAATTGCTGACATGTCATGGTCAGTTAGTACAGTTTCTGGATTGTCACCTTCTTCCTCACGTGGGTCTTCTAGTAATTGCTCACTAACTCTACCCAAGTCCTCTTGAAGGTCTTTCATATAGTCGGTAGGTTTAGCATCCATACCCTGCACAATAGAAAGATTACTCCTCCAATACTTCTGCATCTTCTTCATCATCTTTTTCTTACCCTTAGGGTCGTCTTTATATTTCTCGATGATTTTACGGAGTGCTTTCAACTCTCGTGATGATTTTTCGAGTGACCTTTCGGCTGCACTCTTTCCAAATCCTGCCATTACTCTACGTCGTTAATAATTAGTTTGAATCTGACACGATATTCTTTTCGGTCAGTAGTATAATACCATATCGGAGAGTCAACTAGGTGTGACTCCTGATAGATTGCTTCCTTAGAATATCTATCGACATTCTTTGCTTCCTCATAGTAAGCAAGAAGATTTTGCTCTGGGTGTTGGAAACCATTCCTATAGTCAGGGAAGTATGGTGTCCTGTTAGTCTTCTCCCCTGCTGTTGCTCTAACAGGTGGCCAGAATAGGTCAAACTCCATACCATTTTGGTAACCATTACCCCTATCAATAACATCCATCACTCGGATGAGACATTGCCAATAGTATGAGTTAGATGATACACCTCTGTCTGCTGATGTTGCCATCAAAGAATAGAATGTAAAACTTACTCTTACCTTAGCAGGAGTAGATGTCATACCTGAGTCCTCTGCTACACCACCAGTGAGGATGTAATCATGGACGAAGGTAATAGGACTCTGCCAAGGATTATTATGCCACGATTGTGAGATAATATTCTTATAGTTTATATCAACTCCTTGAAATTGTCCACCCACCTTCTCTAATCCTGCATTGACCATGTGCCATGGCCATGCTCCACGTGCTGCAGTGAAAGGAAGTTTCTCTCTTAGTAAATCTTGTGATGCCGATGCTATCTGGTCGTATGCATATGATGGATGAAAATTTAATGCAGTAACTAAATGCTCTTCAAGTAAATGATTATAATTACCACACATCTCTGAGATAACATCCTCTATATCAGACGTCTGATACCCTGTAACACCTTCTGGTAGCATACCAGTATCAATATATCCATCAAAGTTATTTGGCATCCATAACATGTCAACGTTAGTGCCTCTAGCATCACTGTTGTTAGCATTGCCTGGGTGGTTTGCTACGCTCTGTGCTGTCACAGATGGCATAGGGACTGCTGCATTGTTTGACCACACCTGTGTAGCAGTGAAACCATTAGTTGAATCATCTGCACTAATAAAGTATGAGTCTGTTTTATATGACCCTGCCATCCACTCGTTTAAACCTTTAGCACTAGGACTATACTGCATCTGTAGTCCTTTAATTCTACCATCAGTAACAGTGGTAGCATTCAATGTATTGATAGCAGGAGCACCAGTTGTCTCTTGAATCTTGTCATCTATGTTAGCAGTGATTAGATTAATTGTGAACTGGCCATCATAACTACTTGCTGTCGAATTAAATAGAGAAACTGCGGGAGATATAGACGTATTAGGTCCGCCAGATATAATTTCTGGCACTTCAAAAGTCAAGGTGTCACCTGATGTTAGACTAATCTCATCTGTGATTGCTTCACCTATAGGTGGCCAGTATTGTGCCTCCCATATCTTCTCGTAAACTGTTACAGAATTCTTCTTAACTCTTATCTTAAATTTTGTGCACTCTCCTTGTAGTCCACCTGTAATACCACCACCAGATACAAACACAAGGGTAGAAGGATTAATTATCTCAAGTGTCTGTGACTGATTCAGTTTGTTACCATAACCTCCTAAGCATGTGCCACACTCATAGTCGTTACCATTACCATCGACAGTGACAACCATACTACCACAATCATTTCTCTGTAGCACGATGTCTTGGAAACCTTTTTGTGTTGACCTATCATCACATGGTCTATCTTGACTTACCTTCCTAGTAATTCTAGGTGGTGCTGCATCCTCATAAACATATCCCATGATGCCATCAAAGGTAGGTTCTCCTGCCCACCACTCTACCTTATGGTAAAACTTAAGGTCATTATAATCATCGTCACCATTGACTTGGTCTTCCCAGAATTGATGTCCACTGCCTGACCACTTGGTAAAGTCTTTGTCACCTGTATTCCATCTGTTGTCTGAGAAGAAAATATAATTACTCTGTGATGATGATATACCTGTGCCACGATACCCATCATTCAATGCTTCAAAGTCTATCTGTTGTCCTCTACTTAAAGACTGGTTGCCTGCACCATTAGGTATCATAAAGAAACCCATAGTACCACCCGCATACTGCTCTAGGTATTGGATGCTGATAGTAATAGACTCTTCATTCTTATCTGACTTCGACTCTGGTATGACAATGTATCCTCTGACAGGTTGATTATCATTTGCCATATAAAACCCAAGACTATTATTATATCCTGCAGACCCATGCTCACAATCAATAATAATTCTTAGATTCTGTCTAGGATTCTTTGGTATTCTATATGAGTTTCTCTTTTCATATCTCTGAGGAGGTTGCTCTGGTAACTCTGCATCAATAGATGCCATGTGGTCAAACTCAGTGGACTTAAACTGACGCACGAGTGCTTGGACTCTATCATTCTTTCTTCGTTTATATCCTATCGACATGTCCTGTCTAAGGAAAGCATGTCCTATCACCATCTGAAATACATAACCGTTGTCGTTAAGGTATTGTCTCTCTCCACTTCCAGGTCCGTCAGGTGCACCTGGGTTTGTTGTTAGAAAACTATCTGTGTTACTGGAAGAATAGAAACTATAAATTGGGACGGTCTTACCTTGTATCGGCTCTTTTAATACATGAAAGACAGGTGCACTTTGAGTAAGTGAGTATCCACTAGGAGAGGCAGACTCATTTGTATAGAGGTGGTCTCCTTCCTTCTGTCCTATGACCTCAAAGTCTAAGAATGCTGTGTTGTTTCCTACGTTAAAACTATATGTCCATGTCGTGCCAATAGGTGCTGTCCCTGTCCAACTACTAATCCACCACTCACTATCCCAGTCGTTACCGTCATCAATAGGAGTAACACTTACGTTTACTGTGATACCACTGTTGCTAGTTGTAAATGATTGAGTTGTGCTGTTAGAAAATATCTGTGCTCCACCTTCATTAAATACTTTTCTGTTTGTCCACTGACCATACTGGTCTGTAGTCTGGACTGTCCCCGCCCACATGCCATTCTGATTCCTATGATTCATTCTGACATTGATAGCACCTGTATTAAGTCTATGCTCATAGACAGGTAATCTATCAGGAAAACAATTCTTAATACACACCTGACCCTTATTAGATGACCAACCAGTCATACTATAACCCTCACAGTCCTGTTTAGGGGGCGTCCACTGTCCTCCCATGTAAGGACGCATCATACATTCTGTTGCTTCTCTTACACATCTTTCCCACTTCAAATCAACAGGCATATCTGCATCGCTACAATAATATAATACTCCTGTCTTAACGTGTTGATATACTCCCTTCTCTATCTGATTAAGTAAACCTCTAGCATCTAACTGTGCTACTTCTAAACAATCATTCTTTGGTTTACCTATTGTTACCCATGTCTTTCCTGTTGGAGGACTTGGTGGTAAAACTGTGATGTCACCTGTAAAATCAAATGGATTACCAATAATAGGATTAATGAAATCAATTATATCTCTCATGTCTAGATTAATTGCACCACTATCAACTACCTCAGGTTGAAATTCTTTGAGTGGTGTTAAGTCTAGGTCAGGGTAACATCTATTGACCAGTTGTTGAATGACTTGATTAGGTGATGGCTCTGGTGTAACTGGTGGAGGAGGTATCCTCTGAGCAACACTTGCTTGGTCAAGGACGTTAGGTTGGTTAGGTATAGCAGTGTCAGAATAACAACGACCAACTAACTCTCGTATTACAACAGCACCACTTGGAGGCACAACGCTCTGACCCCCAGGTGTTTGTCCTGATAGAGGTGTGGATGCTGCTGACCTTACATTATCTTGGTCTAGATTAGACCTTTGATTAACAATGAGACCACCATAACATCTATTAACTATATCCCTTATGCGTTGCGAGGACATTAATTATCCAAACCCTTGCTTCTTATTTATGTCTACTATCTCAACCACTGCATTTCTTTTATTACCCCATGATGCTATGTTAGTAAACCAAAAGTGTTGCA